TGGACCGCGCTGTGAGCGACCAATGACGACTGGACCTTGGGCAGTTGGTGCCTCGGGTAGTTGGGAGTTATCAATCTCAGAGAGAAAGACTCCTGGTGAAACAAACTTATACTTTTTTACGGACATCCTTTTATCTCCTGTACTAGCAAGAATGATGAGAATATTCTACTCTTTTATAAATAGTTAGGAAAAATACCAAATACCTTTTTAAGACCGATAAAATCCTTTATCGTCAATGTGCGTTGGTATATCGCCAAACACTACTTGTTCTCTAGGGAATCTAATCTCAACGGCACTTTCCCTTTTTACTATCTTGGGGGTTTCTTGATTAATCCCTTCCCCGATGACATATCCTAAAACTCTGATATTGATATCGGTTACAAACTTTCTTTCATTCTCTTCTAGATTGTTAACAGTGTTATTACTGGTGAAGTCCGAATCGATAAAGCCTTCATAACTATGACCTTCGTTACTTAAAGAGAAATAGTTGATCCCGCCTGGTCGCGTAAGGAAAGGGGCTATCGCGTCATTCATTTGTTGCTGATATTCGGTAGTAATAGAAACAGTATAGTTTACTGTAACATAAATGGGTAATGGGATCGTATACGTTTCATAGACTGTTCTTTTATCTTGTTTCTTTACCTTGAAGTTAATTTGATCATAAGTTCTTTTAGAAGAAGCATTTGTAAACTCGGCAGATTTTTGTTGTTGGATCTTCCGAGCCACAGTGTAGGAGCCTCGTCTAGGGTCATTAACAGGAGGTATATTTCCAAAAATAGACCCTTTGTTGCTCAAATCCTTTATAATGGACGCACGCTCTAAGGTCATCACCGGATAAATCAACGCACCTTCTGCATCACGCAGATCTTTATGCTGTTTAATCTGTGCCGCTCGTTCTGCGGCGACCCAAATAATGGGAATTTTTTTAAAACCTTTGTTAGTCTGCGTAGAAATGTTAAGCTCATCGGTTAAAAACGCTAACATAGCTGCATCGATATTTTCAATAGTGGAGGGCATTATAAGATTGCCTCCTGTGTGGGAATCATTAGCTGCCATCGAAAAGTCCTCTTCTTGCTTTAATGCACTCCGCTGAGATTTCTAAACTCTTTCCTGCTTGTCCAAAAATCTCTCTAGGTTCAGTTAAACTCACAATCTCATAATAATCATCACCGTAAAGAACAAAATCTCCTTCACGGACATATAAATCTTGATCTTCAGTTAATCTTCTTTTATGAAAATGTACCGTTACAGTCTCTTGTTTGTCCAATCCATAGTTGGCAGTAGTTGTTTCCAGTCCACCCCATTCGATCAAAGCATAAACTCTAATCGGAGATAGAAAGTTTTTATTTATAGCTTCGCCATACACAGGGTGATAGTTGGTGTATTCCGCACTGACTGGGTAATACAAAATTTGCTGTCCAATGACTCTTTCAATCAGTTCGTCATTGACTTGTTTTACAAGATCTCGCTCTTTTTCGCCCAAAAACAATGGCGGCGGTGGCTGGATGGGTTGTTCCCATTTATCTTTTGGCACAGGTCATCCTCCTATCCTTGGAAAATACCGACAGGTATTTTTTGCATTGTTTCTAGCGCAGTAGTTGTAATATTATTTTGTTTTTCACTTAGCTTTTCGTATGTAAGTTCGTCTAGAACGGTCTTAAGTTCCTCTCTAAGCGCTTCTTTTTCGCCCTGTGCTTGAGATAACAAATCAGAAGCATTAAGGGTGATATCATTGCCGGGGATAGGTATGGAGCCAAATTTACCCCTGATTTGCCCGAGCGTCTCTTTGGAGATAGCTAGTGAAAATCTTCTAATCCATTGTTTACCAATAGAGTTAATACTATTATATGGGAGATTGGAAAACGGCAGCGTGTTCATGTTGTTGACTCCAGTCAAACCGCTATCCGCTGCTGCGTCTTCGACCCAAGGGTCAGCTTTTACACTGAACTCAACCCAAAATTTACTTGGATAGTTGTCAGTTTCGGGGGGAGGAAACATTCTCAAACGATTATTTTTAATTTCATAAGAATATTGAGATGTTCTGGTGTATATTGCATCCTCGTAAGCCATTGCTTGCAATTTGTTTTGCCAGACTGGTACGATTTCGAACTGGGAATCGTCGGCGTATTGACCGTAGGTGGACATGTTGCCGACAGTATTCAATCCTCCATAATAACTATAGAATCTCCACTGAGCATAGGGTGTTTTATAAAAGACTTTTCTAATAGTTATTCTTTTATTGCCTACTTTATCAAAATACAAGGCTCCTGTTTCGGTAGCCGCAGAGGACGAGATGATACTTTGAAGGTCATAATCTTGTTGATCTGATACTACATCGAAAGAAGCAGAATAGATTGGCTCTATACCCCCCATATCGGCTTCTGTAGAGGTTTTCTTACCTACTCTAAGGGCGTAGTCGAAAGAGAACTCAGGATACTGTAGAGAGGCTGTAATACCCAATAGAGAGGAATCTGACGTTTGCTGCCCGTCTTGATTGAAAGTTCCTGTTGCTGCGCCTAAAGCATTTGGGAGAGTATTCTTGGCTTGATGAATGTTTACTAAGTAAGAATACTCTAATACAGCGTCTTCATAGTGAGAGTAAATATCTTGTTCTGTAAGTTCAATATCAAGAACTGCACCACCCAGCTTTCTGTAGGTATAAGTAACCTGGTCTGATGCCCCTGAAATAAAGTTAGTATCGTACAAGTCCGATGTATCATCAACATATACACCAAGTGCGTATATTGAACCCGTTGCGGCTGTGTTTGTACTACCTGTAGAAGGCAATACTACCTTCGACATTTGACTTTTAGGGGTGAGGGTAGGGGGTGCCATTAATATTATTCTCCTATATCAGAGTAAATAGTATAGAAAACCACATAACGGTAAAAAACCCCGCTTTATAAAAAAGACTTACCTTCTAGTTTTCTTTGTTCTTTTAGTAGGTGTAGTTCTGCCAGTTGAAGTTTTAGTCTTCTTTATAGGAGTAGTCGTTGTCGTCTTCTCTTTAACTGGTGTTGCTATCGGAGTGGAAACCGTTTCAGTTACAACGGGCTCAGGAGTTGGAATAACCACTGGCTCGGGAACTGTAACAACTGGTGTTGGTGTGGGAATAGGGTCTGGTGTGGTTAAAGTGTCCGTATCCGTACCTGTGTTCCATTTGTTTGAGGGGTGATTGATAAATTTTGGTGAATGCATTCTGCGTCTTTTCTTGCCCATAATAAGCTCCTTTTGATAAGGTAAATAGTTATTAATAAAGCAAAATCTCAAAAAATTGACGGCAATATTTTTTGAGGGTGTTGAGTATTCGGATTTAAACCAAAAAAAACCCCCTTCCGAAGAAGGGGGATAAATATAGATTTTAATTATAAGTGTCTAATTGGCAATTGTAGCAATTTGATCTGCACTAATTGTGCATTGCCAAGTTGCGGCGGTACCATTATCAGAAACACACATCATCGATACCCTCGCGTTTGCGCCGGTAGATGCAACTAATGTTATGGTGTCTCCAGCGACATCAGAGGTTGGATACGACGCGCCCCCATACAAAAATATTTGCCCAGACCAATCACCTCCTGCGGGATGGACGAATGTAACTGTCTTACCACCTCCGACAGCAGTAGTTACCAGAAACGAATAATGAAGACCCACATTGCTAGTACTTAGTGCTGGCATGTTTACTACAATATCGTCTGTGCCATCAATATTGAAATGTGTCCCACCTTGAGCTTGAGTTAGCGTAGTTGTAACCGCTGCGCCGGTATTTAATAGACTATTGTCCACTTTGCATCTAGGTGCTGAAATTTGATTTGCTGTATTTTCGTTAATCAGGCTACGAATTCGTGCCCAACCTACTCTTTTTGTTCCCATAATATATGTTCTCCTTATATAAATATTAATTAGGTTAATTAACGAAAGGGTTTCCCCTTCCGCTTGTAAATAGCTTTGTAGAAGGCGAATAAGACGTTTATTTTATATAAAAAAACCCCGGCTGAATCAACAACCGGGGTTCTTTTTACGAAACGCTTTAACTATTAGCTAGTTGCGCCTGCGCCTCCGAGGAGATCGCGGATAATAACAAGACCGTACATATCAGGACGGACCATCTTCTTCGCGTATCGAGTCATCACGCCTTTACGAGGCACGAAGTCTTCAGTACCGAAGATAGTTGGTGTTACCTGGAGAGGTACGTATGGAGCGTAGACGTATCCAGACTCAAGGAATCCAGAACCTCTGCGACCAACAAGAACAACGTTACGTGGGAAGTATGGGTCAACATGGACATCCCATTTGTTATTCAATGTACCGACTTTAACAGCACCCGCTTGACCTTTTGTATCATCAGCAGTTACAGTAGCGCGGAAACCGGCTGTGAACTCCATGATGTTAGCAACTTCTGGACCACAAACAACGAAGTTTGCGCCGCCGCGAAGTGTCTTGCGGTGAATCTGAGCACTTACGTCATTGACGGTTTCGAGAAGTGTCTCGTACCATTCGCTGACTGTACCAGTGAAGTCAGGAGCAGCCGAAGCAGCGCCAATCTCAGCACCTGTGTCTTTGCGAACGAAAAGTCCAGGTGAACGCGACCAGTAGTAAGTTCCAGCTTGTGCGCCTTTAATAAGGTCAGTAAGGATCTCTTGATCGATTTCAAGAGCAACCTGCTCAGAAAGAATACTTGTAAGCTCAACTTCAGCGTCGAGGTTATGGTAAGCATTCAAGTCTTGACCAAGTTCTGGTGTCCACTTAGCCTTGAGCTTCTTGGTCATTGCAGTAACAGCAACCGAATCGACTTTGATATCGATTTCGGGAAGATTGTTGTTATTTTCAAGTTCCCAAGCTGTTGTACCAACAACCGAACCAACTGCTCCACCTTGGGTGAAGTTGTCATCGATGCCGAATCCGAAGCCTAAGTTTTCAGCGGATTCGACTAGCTCATCACGCAGATCATCAGTTACTGCGAGAGTGGTCGCTTGGAATACCATTTTAAGAACAGTATTCGCATTCTCAGGGTTGTAAGTGTCTCCCGACGAACCGGAGTGAATCGCTGTGAGTCGTCGGACCATAGTTCCGTTCCCAAGTGTACCTGTGGGGACAATAGCAATCAGGTTTTTCATATTTAACTGAGCCCATTGAGCAGAACCTGTTACTCCAATAACCACAACACCAGACCCAGAAAGGTCAGGGTCGAAGCGGATGGCGCGGTCGAGATCTGCATCTCCAAAGGATCCTGTGCCAGACATGGTATAAGTGTCCACTGGAATGACGGCAGTACCTGTCGAACCAGTTGGGGAAGCATATCCATTGTTCAGATTGTAAGGACCTTCATCAGCACTTACACCTGTAAGAACCACACCACCAGTAATCTGCGAAGCAACGACGTTTCCACCGAAGAGAGATTCACCGGCTGTGTAGCCAAGCTTGTTGAAACGAGTTGTGAAGTCCAAGAAGAAAATGAGTCCCGATGGGAGGCTCATAGGTTGAACGGACACAAGGTCGTTAGCGATAAGTCCACCGAATACACGACGAACGATTGGGAAAGCCACCGAAGCGAAACCTTCCACATCTCCACCAGCCATGGTGGATGTTTCTTTAAGCAACTGGGCTGCTTGGTTTTCTAGAAGACGAGCCATTCCTTGACGCTTATTCTCGTTATCTAATCCTTCAAGAAGTCCGGTGCGCTCCCACTTTTCGAGGAGGGCATCTCCTTCTTGCTGAAGATTGCGTGATTGAATACCTTCAGTAAGTTTTTGTAAAACAGACATTTTTAATTCTCCTTATAGATTTTAGTTTGTTTTTAGATACCTGCTAAAATTTTCCATCGGTCAGATGCAGGAGAAGATTTTTCTTTCTTGCTTTCTGACTTAGGCAAATAAGTTGAAGAATTTCGTGTAACTGCTTCGCTCAGTGATTGTGGCTGTTTTACATTAGCAGAAGTGCCCACTGCGCTCTGAAGGGTTTCAAAGATAATCTTTGCTTCTTCAACGGAACCGGCTTTAGACAACGCTTCGACAATTTTAATTTTTTGTCGCTCATTCAAGGAGGTGTTTGTTAAAACCTTGTTTGTGTATAACAAGCGTGCATTAGCAGTAGCAGTTTCTTTCAAAACGCTATGCACCTTGTTAAGTGTTTCGTTTAGTTTTTTATTTTGTGCTTTGAGATTTTTATTCTCATTTGTAGTTTCTTTTACTCTTTCGATTTCGCTCTCAAGAGGCTCTTGATATTCTTCGGTTTGAGAGAGTGCGGGTTTTGTTTCAACCCAACCTGCTTTTGGAAGAGGATCTGCAATATCAACTTTTACTTCTTCCTGAAGATCTGCAATAATCTCAGACACGACATCAGCAATAGTGTCTTCAGTGATGTCTAGTTCTTCTTCGAGTGTTTCTTCGTTGCAAGGGACGTGATCACATTTCTCATCTTCACCGTCTCCGTCATCATATTTGCCTTTTTCTTCTTCTAACGCTTCCTCGTCAGTTTCTAGAAGGGACGCTAAAGCTGTCTCATCAAGCTCTATTTCTTCGGGGACAATATCTTCAGCGACTTCTTCCCTATCCAACATCTCGGAAACATCAAGATCACCAGACTCTACTTCATCTCTAAGAGAACCTAGCATATCTGTAAGATTTAATGTCAAGACTTCTTCTTCATCGTGATCTTCGCAGCCGCAATGTTCGTCGTGTTCGTGATGATCATCGCCAACAGCTAGAGTTGTTTGATCTTCAACTTCATCTGACAAAGTGTCATCGTCGTCGTTTGTCTCTTCATTAAGAGTTGTTGTGTTTAAAATCTCTTCTACTGCTTCTTTGATCTGAGTAGAGTATTTTTCAATAACAGAAGCTTCTGCATTCTTCAGTGCAACTTCTCTAAGTGCTTCTGCATCGATAATAGCTTGTTCTAGCATAGATGACATTGTTATCTCCTCCGAATAGAATTAGTCTCTAATAAATAGTATCTTATTGTTCTAAAAGACTTAAATGAAAAATTTTATAAAATACAAAATAAAAAACCGGGAGGTGATGTCCCTCCCGGCGTAAACCCACCGGGGGATGAACCCCCGGCAGGAATAATAAAAAGTAGTTAAAACTACTTGTCTTCTAGAAGATGAGGCTGCTCAGAAGTAAGATTTTGAACTACAGATTGTAGTTTCTCAATCTCGCTCTGCTGTTGCTTCATAGCTTCAACAAGAACCGAAGTTAAACGACCGTAGTCAATACCTTCTGCGCGTCCGTCTTGACCGAAAGACACGACTTCAGGAACGATTGCTCCAACTTCTTCAGCGATAAACCCGACATCAGCCTGACCAGTTCCTTTCCAGTCGTAAGTAACACCACGAAGTGATTTTACAGTATCAATTGGATTTTTAACTGTCTTGACGTTAGTCTTGTGACGAGCCGATGAGTAAGTAACCCATGCGCGAGCACGAGCATCACCAGTCGTTGGAAGTTGCAAGAGGTAACCAGCAGCGTTTGCTGTACCAGCAATCTCAACACCAGCAGCAGTTGTCATCGTAAGTACGCCAGTAGCGGACTCAACTTCATCAACGTAAGCTGTGCGGAACTGAAGCGCGCTTGTTCCTAAATCACGAGCACTATCCGAAGAAGGCACGAGGTCAGAGTCAAAGCGACCAGTAGCTGTAATAGTATCGGAGGTAGCATCACCGAGGTCAACATCTCCACCAGCAGCAAGTGTTGTGAAAGTACCAGCGGCGGCGCTATTAGCACCGATTGCTGTTCCGTCGATTGCACCAGAATCTACATTGATGTTTGTAATAGCTTGGCTATTTGCATCAAGTGCAGCGCCGAGGGAGCCGATTTGCGCTTCGTCGAGGTAAGCAACTCCATCGATGTAGAGATCTTTCCACTCCATTGTGGCTGCTCCCAGGTCAACAGTATTGTCAGCGCCTGGAATAATAGAAGCACAAGTAGAGTTACCCATTACGATAGCTTCTTGGCTGTCAGTAGTTCTGAATGTCATGTACACATCAGTCCCCTGGATGACTTGAAGAGCGCTTGCCAAGTTGTCGGTCAAAGTCATCTTGTTTAAGCCAGTGGCTCCACCGAATTGGATGTCAAGACCAACAGCAGCATCGTCAACGCTTAAGCTGTCGCAGTTAATATCTCCGACGTTAGTGATATTGTTATCACTCATGCTAAGGTTGTTTGCAAGAGTATCAAGACCTGCTTCGACGTAGGACATAACACGAGACATTGTAGCCTTACGGTTTGTTCCACCAGCACCGTCATCAACCACAATCAAGTCAGCGTCTGCAAGACCAGCGCCGATGTCTGTAGCGCCGTCGATGTCGAGGTTATCAACAGAGAAAGCTCCATCGGTGCAGTCAAGGCTAGTAAATGTACCAGCAGCAGCAGAGTTAGCTCCAACAGTGGCTCCATCAATAGCACCAGAGTCAACATTAATGTTGGTGATTGCTTGACTGTTCGCATCAAGAGCAGCGCCTAGCTGATCAGCCTGGAGGCTGTCGATGTAAGCAACGCCGTCGAGGTAGAGATCTTTAAACTCAGCGCCAGAAGCACCAAGGTCTACATCGTTGTCAGTCTCTGGACGGAGAACACCGTCTTGGAGACGCATTTCTGTGGTAGAACCAATGTTGAAGTCTAGAGCAGAGTTACCGTGGTCATAAAGGATAGCAGCAGCGGCAGAGCCACCGAGCTTTGTTCCACCTAACTGGAGACCGCCGCCGTCCATGTTGGCAGCAGAACCAGAGTTACCAGCAATAATGAGGTAGTCAGAAACTTCTAAAGAGTTCTGAGTAACAGAAACGCTGTCAATGTTACCCTGAACTTGAAGGTCACCAACAACCAAAAGGTTATTACTAACTCTCATGTGAGAAGCAGTGAACTGAGTTGCAACAACCTGAGTTGCAGCAGAGTTTGTACCGATTGTTACACCGTCAATTGCGCCGGAGTCAACGTTGATGTTGGTGATTGCTTGGCTGTTTGCATCGAGTGCAGAGCCAAGCTGATCAATGTGTCCAGCATCTACGTGAAGTTCAGCCCATTGAAGTGCAGAAGTTCCGAGGTCACGAGCACTATCCGAAGAAGGTACTAGATCAGAATCAAAACGACCTGTAGCGGTAATGGTGTCGGTGTTAGCATCACCAAGATCGACGTTCCCACCAGCAACTAGTGTGGTGAATGTACCGGCAGCAGCAGAGGAAGCACCGATAGCAACGCCATCGATTGTTCCACCGTTCATGTCGGCGTCTGTAATGGTTACTTGAGCATTACCACCCAAGGTAGCACCATCAATAGCACCGCCGTCGATGTCAATAGCATCGAGAGCAGCGGACTCGATAAAGTGAGCACGAGTCATTTTGCGGAGAGTTCCGCCTGCGCCGTCGTCAATCATAACGAGGTCGCCGTCAGCTACTGTAGTTGTAGCGGAAAGGTTCTGAATGTCGACCGTAACGGTAGCATTTGAAGAACCATCAAATGTAAAATCTGAGATTCCGTCGCCATCTTGAACGCTGTAGGAAAGACCACCGTCGCCAGTAGCAATTTCTTTCGCAGAGGAGCCAGAAGCTCCGGCGGGCATATAATAAAGCTTTCCGTTTCCAGAAGCGAACATGCGGAGGACCGAAGCCGAAGCTTCGGGTTGTGAAGAACCACTTGAAAGTAGTTCGAACTGTGAAAATTTTCCGTAAATCGTCACAGCGTTTGCATCATAAGGTGCAGCCATAATAAATTTCTCCCTTGTTTGTTATTATGAAAGAGATAAGATATACTAATCCCTTTATGCTAATAAGTAGGCTTGCGTAGCCAGAAAGAAACCCTTTTTATATTACAAAAATGCTGGGCGTAAGTTCATTAGTGAAAACAAGAGCTTAGGATTTTAACTTTTTTTCTAAAGTTTTTATTCTTTGCTCTTGAGTTTCAATTTGGTATTGTTGTGACTTTACACACTCCACCAGCAAAGAAGTAATCCGAGAATAATCCATTCCAATGGCACTGGTGCCGTCGGACTCATAGGATACTAGTTGGGGTAATACCTTGCCTACTTCTTCTGCAATGAAGCCGAAGTCTTTTTGTCCCGATTCTTTCCACGTAAACTCAACGCCTCTAAGTTGTTTAGCTTTATCGAGAGGATTAGACATTGTAGCTACATCCTGCTTATAACGCGCTGACGAATAAGTAGACCAAGCATATGCCATGCCTCTGCCTACTAAAGAATCTACATTTGGCAGCGTTAAAGAATAATCAGTAGCAGGAGTATTTACTCCAATATTACCTGTGAGTTCTAATGTGCCGCTCACTTGATGATAAGAAACTGTAGCTCCGTCGTGGCGTCCCAAGATCGTAGAACCAGAAACATCAAGTTGTGCTCCAGGGGCGGACTCAGCAATACCAACTTTACCAGAAGAGCCTTCGACAAAGATAGTATGCGTGAGGTTGGTTCCCGCACCAGCGCCAGTTGCGCCGTTAGACTTAATAATAAAGTCAATATCAGCGCCGAGACCATTAAAGGTGGTAATATCTTGACCTGTTGGGGACTCATTATAGTCTGCGAACTGAATGTTTCCTGCATAAAATCGCATTCTATCATCTAGAAAGTCAATATATGTGTCATCATCAGAGGCATTATGAAGGTTGCCGCCGAATGCAATATTATCGCTTACATAGATAGAGCCAGTAAACTGGTGCGTGTTTGCACTAGCCGAGCCAAACAGGGTTGAGCCAGAGACTGTCAGGGCTTGGATGGTTCCAGATGGAGCGCATCGAATACCTACATTATCGCTTGCGCCGTCTACATGGAAGCCTCTCAAGAAGTTAGCCGTTTCAACTCCAAAATCAAATCCCGCCACATTTCCAGGGTTTACCTTGAAAGTTGTAGAGGTTAAAATAGCTCCCGCAACTCCTCCAGCATACATGTGTACTTGGTCATCAGTACTAAAATCTATATAAGTATCAGCATCTCCAAGTCCATAGATTTTATCTTGTACATGTATGTCATCTGAGGCGTAAATAGAACCAGTGAACCAGTGTGTGTCAGAGCCGCCTTTAGTTCCGAATACAGTAGATCCTGAGACTGAAAGTTTTTGAGCGGGAGATGATGTACCAATACCAACTTTGTCTGAGGAACCTTGAACGAAAATGGCGAAATCATCGTTAAGTGCTCTAACTTTTAAGTCAACATCTGTTCCGTCTCCAATTTGAACCAAGTTTTGTGAGTCTTCGTCAAGGGATAAAAGCGTAGTGCCGCCGGCTGTGAAGTCTATTTGATCGTTTGTGAAAACTATTTTTGTATCAGCGTCATTCCAGTGATAAATTCCATCACTTGAGCTTCCGTTTCCGACCGTGATAGAGTGGGAGAATCTTGCCGAACCTGTGAACTGATGAATGCTAGATGCGCTTTCTCCCATCAAGGTTGAACCAGAGACAGTTAGAGCCGGTGATGTGCCGGATGGAGCGCATTTAATACCTACGTTATGGCTTCCGCCATCGACCCAAAGTGTATCATCGTTTCCAACTGAGCCCATACGAATATCAACATTCGAAGTAGCGTCATTTCCAAGCCTTAAGTAATCTTCACCAGCTTCTACAAGCTGAACCATGTTAACGCCGCCTGCGGCGAGTGTAATCTGATCAGCGGCATTAAAGTCAATATAAGTATTTGTATCGCCTTCATGATATATTTTGCTAGCAGCGTAAAAATCTGTAGCACGGACGGTGCCTGTTACTTGGAGATCGTTAGAGGCAGTAAAGAAGTTTAGATTAGCTGATCCACTAAGACCATACTTGCCGTCGGCGTCTTCGTCTCCGAAGTAAGGAACTCGGTGGGCGGATGGATTTCCATAAACAGAGTTGCCCAAAGAAGATCCAGCAGAAACGCCAGTTAAGCCGGAGCCGTCACCGGTGAAGTAAGAGGCAGAAATACCCTGAGATGCCGTAAGCCCAAGGGTGCAATAAACAGAACCTGTAAATTGATGCTGATCTCCAGCGCTATCTCCAAACTTTGTATCACCATCGTCATAAAGCACACTAGAAGTTACAAAATTAGTGTGAAGTTGTGTTGCTTGTATTTCTCCACTAACTCTTAAAGTTCCGGTAAGGTTTAATAGATTAACTTCGGGATCGAAAGTAAAGTTGCTGTTTCCTTCAAAGTATTTATTGGTTCCTGTTCCATCGGCATTCGATGCCGAGACAAACAAAACCTCTCCAGATTGACCCCCAGGAGTGGAAGGTCCAGAGTTTGCACTTGCACTTGCCAGCAGCGTGTTTTTAAGACCGCTTTCGGAAATATTTCCAATAACCGTTGCCGCAATAGTATCTGTTACACTCAAGCGATTCCAGGTCATCCCTGTGGCTGAACTGCTTTGGTAAACAACCCAATCGTTCAGAGCCCATCCGGTTTCGCTGTCTATGTTGGTGGAGCCGGCGACACTAACCTGCCAATAATCACCAACTGAAGCAGTAAGAGCGGGGCTTACACCTGCGTTATATCCAGCAGTAGCGGACGCGGAGGAAGCTAAAAGTGGCTCTCCCAGGTTCAGCACGCCATCAGTTGCATACGACCCACTGTTGTCGGTCGCGTCCCAATAACCCTTAAAATTTCCTACTCCAATAAAGCTGCCAGTTGCCATCGTGTTCCCCTAAGTTGTTATGGTGTAATAGTCGTGTCGCCTGCTTCGCTATTAATACCTGAACCAGTAAGTGCGAACATTCGTAGCTTATCGATACGGGTTAATGAAGCATAAATTTGATAGTTGCCAACGCCTGCTGTTGTGTTTGTAATATACAAATCTTTTGTTTTCATGTTAAACGTCATTCTGTTTAAGCTTCCGGCGGCACCGGAAGGAGGAATCAGGAACATGTGAGATCCTACAGCAGCTTGGGTTCCGCCAAATGCGCCAAGGTCATTGGCGAAGTGTACAGCTAGTCCAGTAGAACCCAGGTTCATGACAGTTACTTCTTTTGTAACATATGCAAATTGAATATGCTGAGTGCTGCTATTTAAATCACCTGATGTGCCACTGGCAGCAATGAGAGAACCTGTAACCCAAGGCGTTCCCGAAACCTGATAATTGCCAACGCTTCCTAAGCCTGGTGCGTATTCTTGAAAAATAGCCATTATTTAACTCCTGATTTTTGTTGCTCTTTCATAAGTATTCTCTTTCTTTGAATTTTCTTTCTTCTTCTTTTCTTTGAAGGTTTTTCATAAAACCTTCGATTCTTAACTTCGTCAAGGATTCCTGATTTTTTAAACTTCTTTATAAATCGTTTTATAAGTCTTGTTTGGTCTCCCTTACATTGACGAAG